AAGACAGTTACTACATATTTCCAAGATGGAGTTACTTATAGCCAATCAGGTACAACTGTTACTGTTACTTCGACAGGACATGGCCTGACTACTTCTGATCGAATCTCAATAGATTGCACTTCAGGATCAGGTGTAGACGGAAAATATGATGTAGCTTCTGTTCCTAATGCAAATAGTTTTACTTACACAGCAGGTACTTCTTTAACAACAAATGGTAATGCTGCTTATAACATAATGACTCCTGCCTTTGGCACCAAGTCAATGGTGTTTATTAAGGCAGCAGATTATTCAGGTACATACAAAGTTAAAATTAAAAACGCTGCTGGCACAAGCACTTTGGCAGATGTTAGTTATACAACAGCAGCAGTAGGTGGTACAGCTCCTGATACCTTAACAATTGCAACTAACTTAAGAAACTCACTTGCTTCTGCTTTAAGTAGTGGTTGGACATTCACTGTTGTTGATTACATTATTCAAATTCAAAAAGATGATGGTGGTGATTATCAATTAGAAAGTAGCGACACAAAAACAGGAACTTATACCAAAGCAATTAAAGGAACAATTGATACTATTACTGATCTTCCAACGCTTGCTGAGCATGGTTTCATTGTCAAAGTACAAGGTACTAAGACAACTCAACTAGATGATTACTATGTAAAGTTTGAGACTTCTGCTGGTAGTGGAACAGGTGGAGGGATATGGAGAGAGACAGTAGGTGCAGATATTAATAGAGGATTTAATCAGAAGACAATGCCTCATGTCTTAATACGAAATGCAGATGGATCATTTACATTTAAAGAATTCGATTGGTCACATAGAATTTCTGGAGATGAAGCAACTGCTCCCAATGCTTCTTTTGTAAATAGTCAGATACAAAATATAAACTTATTTAGAAATAGACTTGTTTTATTGGCTGATGAGAATGTAATACTTTCAGCCGCTGATAACTATGACCGATTCTGGCCGGAGACCGTACAAACTATTGTCGATAGTGATCCTATTGATTTGGTTACTGGCGGTACTGAGATCAATTTCTTAACTTCAAGTCTTGCTTTTGCGAACACATTATTATTATTTAGTCGTCACGGACAATTTAGATTAGATGCTGGAGTAGGAACTATAGGAGGAAGCCTTACGCCTAAAACAGCAACAGTTACTGGTATCACTAGCTTTGAGATGGAATCAAGTGTTGATCCAGTTGGTGTGGGTCGAACTATTTATTTTGCAATTCCAAAAGGAGAATTTAGTGGCTTAAGAGATTTCTTCTTACCTGATGTAAGTGGTTCAGTTCCTTTATCTGAAGAAGTTACATCTGCTGTTCCAAGATTTATTCCATCAAATTTAACTAACTTAATTGCATCTGTATCAGAAGAAGCGATTATTGCTACATCAAAAGATCAACCTAAACGAATTTATATTTATAAGTTTTTCTTTGAAGATGATAATAAACTTCAATCTGCTTGGTCTTATTGGGAAGTAAAAGGAAGTAAAACAATCTTAGGAGCTTCAATATTAGATAGTGATATGTATGTTGTTATTGAATATAGTGATGGAGTTTATTTAGAAAAAGTTGCTTTAAGACCTGAGACAGTTGATGCAAATAGCACAATAGAATTATTAGTAGATAGGAAAGTAACAGAGGCAAGTTGCTCTACTGCTGTAGCAAACCCCGGTGGTTTAGGAGTTCAAACGACAATTACTCTTCCGTATCCAATGGCTTCAACTGGAACGATGACTGTTGTTGGTAGAGATGTTGCTGGTAACACAATTAGTCATGCTCAGATTATTAGTCCAATTAGTGAAACTTTGACAGGTGGTGCTGGTGGAAATGGAACGATGGTAGTTAAAGGAGATTTAAGTTCAGCTAAGTTTTTTGTTGGCGAACTATATGATATGGAATATGAGTTCAGTACTCCATATTTAAAAGAACAACCTTCTGCTGGTGGTATTGCTGTTGTAGCTGGCCCTAGATTACAAATTCGCACTTGGGCTGTTGTCTTTGATGAAACCTCACACTTTGTTTTAAGAGTAACTCCTGCGGGAAGGACAGCTAACGATTATCCTTATAATGGATTATCTGTTGGTACAAGTCCTCCTTTACTTGGCTCTGCCGGTATTGATACAGGTAGCTTTCGAGTTCCTGTAATGGCAAATAGTCTTGATACTAAAATTGAGATTATTAGCAATAGTCCTGTACCTTGTCGAATACAATCAGCAGAGTGGGAGGGATGGTTACAATCAAGAGCCAAACGACTATAAAGACCTTTGCTTATCAAAGGCCATCTATTCTGCAAGATGTTGTAGATGTGGCTGAAGATCTTAGGTTGGCAGATGCTGCGGAAGTATACGCTCTTTCTGGAGATACTCCTAAAGGAGGGTTATTATATTGCTATCTAACAAGTAAGCCATGTATGACAATGGTAAGTAGGCATGGATATTTAATGGGAATGTATGGAGTAATTCCAGAAAGGGAAGGTGTTGGTAGGATATGGATGTTAGGCCGTAACGAAATGACTGTGGATAAATTAGATAAGATTACTTTTTTAAGACAAGCAAAGATTGAATTAGAAAAATTACGAGATAAGTATCAAGTATTATTTAATGTAATGGATGTACGAAACAAAGTTCATCTTGATTGGATTCGCTGGATGGGATTTACTGTGATAAAGGAACATCCCAAATGGGGATATGAAGGTCGTCCTTTCTATGAATTTGTGAGGATCTAACTGAATGTGTGGCCCAGCGGCGATTATTGGTATTGGTAGTGCAGTTCTAGGAATTGCATCACAATATATGGCGTATCAGCAAGCTAAAGCTGATACTGATTTTTATAATCGTCAAAGAAAACTTGAATGGGAAGGAGCAACTTTACAAGCTCAATCAAATAGAAATACAGAAAATATTAGAGAAATGATGAATGATAATTATCAAGATCAAGTGAAAGCATTAGCAGATGTAGCTTATGAAAATGAAGCAACAGGGATTACTGTTTGGCAGCAACAGGAACAAGTAAAAACAGCACAAGAATTAAGTGAACGTGAACTTCAAAGCTGGGAACTAAGAGGAAGCATTGAGTCTCAAGGTAGGATAGGTCTGACTGTTGATAGTTTGAAGAGAGATATAAAATCGCAAAAAGGAGCAGCAGATTATTTAACTAGCTTAAATACAGCCTTCTCCTTTATGCAGGGTCAACAAGAGAGAAAAGTGTCTCAAGCTTCTAGGGGTTCAAGAATTGCTAGTGCAAGAGATTACATTAAGACGACATTCCTTGATCCTGTTAAACCGTTAGTGAAACCTAAACCGAGTTTTGGCCCTTATGCTTTGGGTATGGCAAGTAGTGCTTTAGGAGGATTTAGTACTGCCTATGGCATTGCTGGAGCAAGAGCAGATATGGGCCTCAAACCGTGGGGTTGGGGTAAAGCTTAACTATGGCACGTTATTCACTTGGTAAAGCTGTTGGTACCACCGATAAGGGTACAAGTTCTCGTTCTACTCCTATTGCGACAGAAGGATTAGCTTTTGATTCTAGTGTTGGTGAAATTCCAAAGATTAAACAACCTAGAATTGCACCTCAGAAATGGCAAGGTGATACTTACATCAGTAATCCAAGTCCAACATTAGCTCCACAATTAGATTTACCTGACTTAGGGAATGTATTAGCTGAACCTCAAAGAGATTTTGGAAGACTTGCTGATGCTCTTTCAGGTTTAAATAAACAATTAGTTGGATTTGGTACTGCTCAAACAAAATACGAAGGTGCGATGCAGAAGTTAGCAACAAATGATGCTAATGCAATTATTCAACAAACATCTGTAGAAGGAACTGCTAGCCAGAAAATGGCCAATTTGAATTCAAAATTAGAAAGTATTGTTCAAGATCCAAAGGCAAGTGAAGAAGATAAAAATTATGCAGAACGTACATTAAATAGAATCAAAACAGAAAGTAGATTAAAGCCAGCAATAGAGTCTGCGTATAGAGAACAAGCAGTATTAAATAAAGCAGCAGGACTTAATGAAGCTGCAAAAACTGCTGTTATAAATGAAATAGTTGAGCAAGATAATGGATCAAAAAAAGAGATTCAAGTACCTGTTAATACTCTTTCACCAAATGATCCAAGATATATTAAATGGGCTAATTCTTATGTCTTTGACGCTCAATCAAAAAAATTAACTAGCTTTGAATATAAAAATGTTAAAGGTCAATTAGCTACATATTTAGCTAATGCAAGAACAGCTCAAGGAAAAACTTATTCAACTTATTTAAACAATGAATATGTAGGTGCTTTTAATGTTGATACTGCAAATCTTGGTACACAATTTGCTGAAGGAAAAATCACAAAAGAACAAGTTATTTTCAATATAGAAGCACTCTTAGAAAGGGGAAGAATAAATCTTGTTGATAAATCTGTAAGAACGCAATTAGAAGAGAATTTAGTTGAAAATATAATTGTTGCTTATATGAAAGCGAATCCAAAAGGAAATATAAATGATCTTAGACCAATCTTTGAAGGGATAATGACAGGCCCAATTGAGAGTCGTGTAATTAAAAAGACAGAACAAGTTACTGTTACTACTCAAGCTCAAGCTGACAAGCTTGGATTAAAGATTGGTGATGTATATACAAATGAATATGGTGTTAGAAATGATAATCAGCTATGGTTAAAACAATTTCCTGTAGGATATTTAGAAGCTAGGATTTCTGATGCAAGAGTTAAACTTGCTTTAAATGATGAAGATAGTCAAAAAGTAATTAATGGAATAGAAGAAACAAATTCACTTGGGTTATTTAAAAAAGAAGTTTTCCCATTGCTAGCAGGAGAACAAGAGAATCTTCCTTTAGCTCTTAAAAAATTAAATGAGTTAAGAGCAACAGCAATTGAAGCTGCTGATGGTGATGGAGCGAAAATAGATGCAATTAACAAAGCTTATGATAAACGTGAGAATACTTTATTTGGTGTTTTCTCTGTTGATTACAACAGTGATAAAGATAGCTTAGATAAAGCAATGAGAGACGCTTTAATAGATGATAAAAAGATAGCTATATTTAATAGAAAACTAACAATTTTCAAAGAAAAATGGTCAGGATATAATAAGGCAGATACTTATATAAATGGAAAAGCTGTTCAATACCAAAGGTTATTTGATAAATTAGAAACAAGTCAATTAGAACCAATTAAAGGTGTAATAAGTGCATCGAAAGAATATTATATTAAGACTATAGGTAGAGAAGAAAAAACAGGATATAACACTTTAGATGAAGAAGCTCGGTGGACTTTAATTGAAAAGAATATTTTAGATGATTATTATTCTGGTATAGATTTAGAATGGAATTCTCAACAATTAGATGAGTATAATAGAAAGTTTACAGAACAATTTACTGGCCCTAATAAGAAACAATTCATAGAAAAGTATATGCCTTCTTTACAAATAGAGAAGAAAGGTGTTAAACCATTAGTTGTTGAACCTAGTTATAAAGGTTCATTAAGTGATGGTTTAAGTACATGGGAAAGCCAAGCATTAAGTACTAAAGAGTTACAACCAAATGGCAATTTAAATGAAGTAGGAAGAGATAGAATACGATTGCTATATGAAAGTGATACTCCATTGTTAAGCAGAGACGCATTAGTTTCTCTTCCTATTTCTTTTATAAAAACAGGACAAATTGATAGAAGATTGAAAGTTATTGTTAACAATTTACCCGGTGAAGCTCGTGGTAAATTAGGTACTTTTATTTTAAATCAGATGTTAAAACATAATATGAATATTCCTGAATCAGAAAGAATCAAGATATTAAAATTAGACGACACTAAACTTGCTCAAAGTTTAGACACTCGGTCTATACTACCTGCATAGGAGTCTTAACTTATGTCCACTGAGAATGTCCCTGTAGACGGTATAGGTGAAGAGCTATACGTTTTCCCTGAAGGTGAGATACCTACAGAGCTTGAGTCTGTTGGGCCTGAAGGAGAAGACTCTGACGATGATTATGGCAGTATGCCTGTAGTAGAAGGAGAAACTAATAATGAAACTAACAATGAAATAGATATATATTCACCAAGTAATTACTTCTTTAATTTTAAAGATCAACCTTCTTTAATTGAGAATAAAGGTTTTACTACAGACCAAACATTTTTAGAGAATAATTTAGATTTAGGTAAGATTAATTATGAAGGTTTATATAGATTACCTGTAGAACAAGAAGAGATTAGCCCTCAAGCTCAAGAAGTAAAAGCATGGATAAATCAATATCCAGAATTAACTAAAGAATGGAACGCAAAAAAAGGAGTAGATACTGATGGTGGTGAGAATATAACAATGGGAGAAGTTATGGAAATTATTAATAGTCCTAATGTAGATCAACAAATTCGCCTTGATTTTCAAGCAATAATAACGGGTAATAATCCTGACGATTTACGGTATCAAAGTTCTTGGTTAGGTACTGTAAGAAGATCTTTAATGAGAACCCAAGATTCTTCAAGAGACTTCACTGGAAATATTCTTTCAAATATAAATAAAACTATTTCTCGTAAAGGAGATTTCGCAAGAAAATACCAAGGTAATTATCCAGCATATACAGGTGAAGGAGTTGTTACTCCAACAGAACCGGGTAATCTTTTTGTTGAGTCTTTCTTTGGTGGAAAAGATAATTATAGTTCTAATTTTATGGAGCCATCAGGACTTAGTTCACGGGCTTGGGTTACAGAAGATGGAGAAAAAGTTTATTTAAGTCAAACTCAAGTTGCAAGTCAACTTAATTTGAACGAACAGCAAACTGCTAATTGGTTTGCCAGAAGATTAGAATGGCCGACTTATTTAGAAGTTCCAAATAGGGATGGTGGAACAACAGTATTTGGGCCTCTACTTCCAGGTAAGCTAGAAGGTCGGATGGATAGAGATGGTAGAACAGAAGAAGGTAAAAAACTTGCAGCAGGATTAGAAGTTGAATATCACGAAGATGGATCTTTTAAATCAGTTAAATATAATGGTCGTCAATATTTAACGGCAGATACTCAAGAAGGATTACTTGGTAATTTAGATAATCCTTTTGGATTGAAAACTCCTGTTTATGGTGGACAATTTGATGTTCCATTATTAGGTACAGATCAGAATTGGGGTGTTAGGGCACTTGAAAGTGTAGTACCCGGAATGTTGCCACAGGTTGCAACAACGGCAGCGATGATAATCGCATTAAGGAAAGGAAAGGTTCCCCAACATCTTCCGGGGATGTCTAAAGCTACTGCCTTAAGATCTACAGCAGCAGCTAATTTCAGAAATAAACCTTTACTTTCTTCTTTTAATTATTTAAAAGGTACAACTATAAAAGGTATTAGTGAGTTTGGTCTTACTTCAGGAGCAATTGAAGCTCTTGCTTATAGCCGAGAGAATGGAAATTTGGTTGACATGGCAATAGCCATGAATCCTTCATTAGAAAATCCCTTTACTAAAATATTGCAAAGTAATGAATTAGATTCTGCTAGTTGGGCATTTATAAAGAACTTTGCAATTAATGAAGGAGCAACTGGAGGAACTTTTGGAACTGGTTTTGAAATGGCTGGTGATGCCTTTAATCTCAGTAGGCGTGCATTAAAAAGTGGAATCCCATTAGATACAAAATTGTGGTCACAAACTGGTATTGAATTTCAAACTGAAGCTACTAAAAATTATAAGGATTTATTTGCTAGTACTTTTGTTAGTGATGCTCTTGCTTTTAAGGTTGATCTTTTAAATAAAATTAAAGTAGGAATAAAGGAAGGTAATATTAAATGGCCGTCAGGAGAGACAGGAGTACAAACAAATAAGGGTAAAAGTGCTGTTACAGAGATGGCTGAAGGTGGTAGTTGGTCTAACTTCCTCAAGAAGAATCAAAGAAAACCTTTATGGCCTCAACCTTATGCAACACAAGAAACTATTGATTTAGATGCTCAAACTAGATTAGATTCTCGTTTTTCTTTTGATACAGCAGATTTACTTCAATTCAATATTACAGATGAAAAGATTTTAAATAAATCAATCAGAGAAGCAAAAGCTGAATTAGAAATAGTTAATGGAAAAGTTGAGTCAGCATTAAAAGAATTAAATGAAACTTTGGTAAGGATGAAAGATACATCTCAACCACAAGAGAAAGAGTTATTACGTCAAATGGATATAGATGAATCATTAATAAAACCATTACCTGAAGAAGTATCAGATGTACCTGTCTCTGAGATTCAAACAGCTCCTCAGTACTTTCAAGTTAAACAAGCTGGAGCTGGAGAAGCTGAAGGAGTTAGTGGTTCTCTTAAAGGTTCAAAAGGTTTCGATACAGAACTAGCAGGATTAGTAACTTTATGGCGTGATACAAATGGAACTATTGGTGATCCCGGTAATGTCTATGTGATAGATGGACACAATAGATTAGATCTTGCGAAAAGATCAGGAAGAAAAAATATCCTTTCTCGTTTTATAAATGTACCAACATGGCAGGAGGCAAGAGCTAAAGCTGCTTTAATTAATATTGCAGGGACACAAAGTTTAAAGGGAAGTATTGAAGCATTAGATATTGCAAAATTCCTTCGTGATGAGAAATTTAGTATTGATGATTTAGCTGAAAGAGGAATTAATTTACAGAGTTCTCTTGTTGCACAAGCTGTTCAATTAAACAGATTACCTGATAATTTATTTTCTCAAGTTAGTACAGGTGAATTAACTTTATCGAAAGCATTAGCACTTGGTTCTGCTGAAGGTGTCAGTCCAGAAGCTATTCAAGATATTTATAAAATTGCTAAAAAACAAAGATGGTCAATTGCAAGGATTGAGCAAGCCATCATCATGGCAAGAAATGCAACTGTTGGAGTAGAAGAAGGTGTATTCCCTGAGTTAAATGCTTACTTTAAACAGTCTAATATTAAACAGTTATTAACAGTTAGGACTGAAGTTGTTAAACAATTAAAGACTAGGATTAAAGCTTTAGCTCCTGCTACAAGATTAGAACAAGCAGGAATCTTAGAAGAAATAACAGGGACAACAATTAACATTACTGGCAGTAAAGAACAGAGACTAGCAACACAAGCTGTCTTAAATGTATTCAATAGAGTCGCAG